TTTGGCGTTCCATAAGAATTAGGATAGCTATATGCCTCACGCAAATAGTTAACATCTTTGTTTAACAAATACTGAAAAGGACCTTGGAATGTTACTGTCCCAGAAACCGTACCAGTATTTACCGTTGCCAAAGTAATTGTTGTACCAGATATCCCAATCACATATGCTGTTGCAGCAATGCCCGTTCCTTGCGCCAGCTGGCCAATCACAATACCACTGTTACTTGCCACAGTTATTGTTAACACGCCAGCCGTACCAGTGGCCGTTGTCGATGCAAAGGTATAGATGGCCAGAGAATACGTGGATAAAAAATCACCAGGAGCTGAAAGATATTTGTTGTTTGCAGTAATGCTTCCAGTCACGTTTTTACGCAATGATGGAAACTGAATGGAGTTGTATATACGTTGCTCAGCCTGCTGCACAAAAACAGGAATCTCCGCCAGAAAATTGGCTTCCGTGTTTTCTGTGTAGTTACTTATTGTAGCGCTGAGCTGAGCGTAATTCATGCCATCGGGCCCCTTGCCATCAAGCCTTTAATTGCCGCACCAGTTCCACGAATCTTAATGCCATCAGTCTTTACTTCATTATTGAAGTTAATGCTAACGCCATCCAAAGGAACCCAGTTCTTCTTTTTTTCAAGCTTCGGCTCAAAACCTGCATCTTCCAAACGAACAGGTTTATCTTTCATCGTATGGGGTTTCGCATACTCTTCAGCACTGCCATTGAAGACTTTTGTAGCTTTGTGAATAGGTGGGCTGTTTTTGGTAGTTGGTTTCATCAATGGTTTCATATTAGCCTCCACGACCAGATTTTTGATTCATCGCGCGAGCCATGTTTCTACCATGAGCACGCATGTCCATTCCAGTAGGACCACCGGCTTTCATTTTGACGGTTTTCAATCCTGCTGGCTTTCCAGTCTTAGTGTAAGTCTCGTAGGTCATGGTGGCTGCTTTAGCGGCTCCGCCCTTTTTGAGCTTGGACAGGTTTGTTCCCTTGCCGCCCTTGTGCTCTTGTTTATCGTGCATGGCAAAAGCTTTTTTAATCAGCTTTTTGTCTTGTTTGAGATCGTCATCTTTCATCATTAACTCCTACGTTGTAACTATCGTAACTGTACCAACTTGCACGACTGGCATCAAGTAATTTAATGTCAAAGCTGCATCAAATGTACTTGCTCCTCCAACAGGATTCCAGCCCCACTGATAAACCCTGCTACCTTCACTTACATTCCCGTTTGCATTCGCGCCTGATTGGTAATAACTCAAATCTGGCCTTGGATCTTTAACACCTTGTGGGTCATCTACAGGAAACATGCCCAGCTGTAACTGCGGTTGATCTGGGTCCCAACACGATGGACACACCAGCAAGTTGTAAATCTTGGTTTTGATGATCTCTTTCTTGAGGCTCGTCAACTTATACCTAAATCCACAACGATCACACTCCGCAATCGCGTTCTTGCCAGAGGAAAACTTGTTTCCCATTAGAAAGAACCTCCAATATACATTTGTCTCGGTACAAACCTGACAGCTGCCTTCTCTTGATCCTCCTGCGCTGCATTGTTCCAGGCCTCATCGTACTGAGACTTCAATATTTCAATCCTTTGGATAGCATTTGGCACTTTTAAAGCCATGTAATAGGCCAATCCAGCCACCATACAGGTGATAAACCTGAACGGAACATCCATAACATTGGCTCCAGCCCCAGCATCCTGCATTCTTCTCATCCTCCAGTACACAAACTGGTAGGTATTTGCGTTATCAGGGGTTGGCCACACTGTAATACAGGGTTTTTGGGACAAAGTAAGCACTGTACCTGCCGCATGAGACGCCGCAGTCGTGCCGTTTTGACCTCTGTTGCAGTTTAAAAGGTAAGCTGGTGATGAACTTGTGGCTACGCTGTACTCATTGAACGCAATCAACTCGGTTCCAAGCGTAATGAAGCCTGCGTTTGGGATACCTGCAAGCGAAGTGACTGGGATAGATGTATCGGTGGAATTAATTCCAGAGTACAAATAGCTTGGTAACACAGAATCTTGTGCAGTCAAGCGCTGAATCCATACCTGAATAGGCCGTCCTTGCGTCAATTTATTGGGCAAAGTCGCATATGTAGGCATACTGATTCGAGTAATCGTCAAATCAGACTGGTTGCTGGGCTGGTTTTGATTAGTGCGGATGACATGCTCTAGCAGGTCTACTGTGTCATCGGGTAATGCGTAAGTGGGTTGGCCTTGAACCAGCGTAATTGCTTGCTGTTCAAAGGTCCACATGTTGATACCTCTGTTAGCCCAATCCGCAAACAACAGGTTTAAAGACCTTCTGGCGGTTTTAATGTCATAGCCGGTACGTGCCTCTCCACCACAGCGTTCAAACGCCTCCTCAACGATTTCCGTAAGGTCTATGTTGAATGCTGATGCGCCCGAGGTTGTCATCTTGCCATTCTCATGTTGTCAATCAAATTGGGGTAAGGCCTACCAGCGCGTTTTGCCGCAGCTTTAGCCGCTGCTTTCTTACCTGAACTCAACTTTTTGTGTTTTTTAGCAGGGTTGGGTTTATCCCAAACCTCTCCGCCTTTCTTGTAAAGCGATACATCTTGGGGATGATCCTTGCGATGTATCTTCTTACTTTTAGGCATCTTAGAGGGATTAATATCCCCCATACCGCGGCTTGGCATCATAAGTATTTACCTCATTTTGCAATTAGTATGTCCACGCTTAACAATCCCATCAGCTCTTTTGGAAGATGATGACCTAGTAACTCCGCCACGCTTCATGACTTGATCTTTAGGTTCTCTATTTTCCATAAGCATTCTGCTTTTAGGCTCTGATCGATTGCTGCCACCGCCAGTCTCTAAATTTTTATTTTCACGAGCTTTTGGTTTTTCATTCAAGTCGCCACGTGCAATACGAGCTTTAGACTCTTCAGATAGTTCAACTTTCTCGCCGGGTGTGGCCATTTCTTCAGCTAAATCACCAAGCCCAGATTCGTCAACCATTTTTTTGCCAACACCAGTCATACTGTCTATTCCACGACCAGCAAGATACCCAGCACCTAGCGCAGCAGCAGCACCAGCGCCAGCAGCTCCTAAACGAGTACCGCTACGAGCGCCTGCGGCCTTAACCATATCAAGAGCTGAACCCTTGACATGGCTTGGCGGATTCATTGCTTTGCTAGCAGCACGTATGTCTTTCCCAGCTTCTTTAAGATCGTACTTTGTAGGATCTGGCAAGTTACTGAACCTTGTACCTTTTATGCTGTCAGTAGCCATGATTTACTCCTTAGCAGGCTTTACCACCGTGTGACATATGCTTCTGATGTTTGTGCAAATGCTCAATTGCATCATGGTGAAGCTTATGACCTGCGGCGTGCTCTTTATAGTGATGGTGATGATGCTTGTGACCACCTGCCTCATGCTCTTTCATATGATGAACATGATGCTTGGTCTCATGATGATGCTCATGGCCAGCTTGGTGAATGTGCTTTTCGTGTTCGTGATGTTTCATGATGTCCTCACTTCTTGTGATGTGTTTTGCCGCCACGCTTCATAGCTGGACCTTTTACATTGTACAAAGGACCATCACCAATCGTGTTGCCCTTCATCTTTTCTTGCAAAGCACGTGTGTGACCACGCTCTTGTACAGCATGTTCGCCGTGTGCGCGCATACCGCCTTCTTTGACTTTACCCATCTTAGCTGTGGTCATGCCACGCTTCTCGTCAATACCATGCATACCTGTGGTCATGCCACCAGATGCCATTTTCTTGACGTGACCGCCATGCTTCATCGCCTCTTTCAAGTGATGATGAGCCATTTCCATGTGATGCTTGTGTAATTCGTGTTTCATAGTTCCACCTTTTTTCATTAAAGACATTTTTCCGTGATCTGTCTTGGGTTTATTAATACCTTGAAGATCTTCCCTGCTCTCAGAGCCCCTTCCAAATTTCAACCCTTTACTAGACTGGCTGAAATCCTGTGCAACAGTCTGGGGTATCCCAACCTGTCTTGCGAATGATGAATTATGCGCCGCCGCATCCATCAATCTCTTTTGTTTCAAACTAGTTGCTGGCATGATATTTCTCCATCAATCTATCTAACTTCTCGTCCAGC